TGTGCAGTTGAATTTAAAATGTGTCCACTGTAATCTATTAGCCTGAAACCCGCATTCCAAACATGTGATCATATGCTGATACTCCTATCAGTATATATTTATCACTTATCCGTTGAAAATGTAATTATTCCATCAGTTTCTTTTAAATCTTGAGGTTTGCATTCTATTAAAAATCCATCTCTATCAATCATTATACTATGATCTTCCGTTACTGTTACTTGTCTCCCATTTTCAGTAGTGATTCTATATAATTTCTTTCTAGTTTTGTGTCTCATAATGTGAGAAACTGAAGAAACAACAGGTTCCATGCTAGATGAATTAAAACCAACAACTTTGCTTTGATTTATTAAACCGTATTCTTTTTCTCCTACTATACAATGATCCATGCATTCATCAAACATTTCTTCAATTGTTTTATCTCCTGAATCAGTTCTAATTATAGTGTCAGCAGTTACACTATCGCCATAGACGATAGTAGGACCGTTATGATCATATTCACCCGCAACAACTTCGTTGATGGTACTCATCATGTGTTTAACGATTTGACGACCACTTAATGTAACACTTTGACCGATACGTCTATCCCAAAATCTACAATGTTGATTCAAGAGCGCGCCATATGCAGAATTTAGTAAAATTTTTCTTACTAATTGTCGTTTATCCCAGTAATTCTCTGTTTCTCTCCATCTTGATATAAATTCAGCTTTTGGAATTATTTTTTTATACTTAATTTCTAATCCAAATTGATTAATATAATTTATCAATTCTTCTTTTTGTTTAAGGTCTATAAAATTTTTTACTATGGAATAATCAAAATCTATAGGATCTTTTATAATTTCTGTCATATATGTTAAATAAGTATGGTGCTTTATTGAAGGAGAATCGTTATGATACAGTGTAGAATGTGCAATTTACAATTAAAAAGGGTAACAAAGAGCCATTTGAATAAACACGGGATTACGACAAAACAATATTTACAGCAATTTCCTGATACCAAATTATTTTCAGATGAATTAAAGTATACATACGGTAAATCTGCAAGAGAAAATAATCCCATGAAAAGGGAAGAAAATGCAACAAAGGTCAGTAATAAATTAAAGGGCGTCCCTAAATCTGAAGCCCACAAAGAAAAACTATCAATTGCCAAAAAAGGCATTTCGTGGGGAAATCATAGTGAAGAACATAAAGAAAAAATGAAAAGTATTAGTAAGGATAATATGGTAAAAAGGTTAGCTACAGGTTGGAATCCGACCGAATGGACGGATGAAAGAAGGAAAACTCAATCATTGAAGATGATGGGCAATAAAAATGGAGTTTGTGGCGAACATAATAAAGGAAAAAAATTAAACTTGTCTGGTCCACAGAGAGCCAATCGTAGTAAAAAAAGAATTGAATATATGCAATTAAACAAAACCCCCAAAACAAACACTTCAATTGAACTCGCTTTTAAAACTTTTTGCGAAACTAATAATGTTAAATATATACATCAATATCCTATACATGATATTAGCGGAAGTTGGCTATATGATTTCTTAATTCCTGAACTTAACTTACTAGTAGAAGTCGACGGCGAGTATTGGCATTCATCTGTAAAACAAATAAACCGCGATATTATCAAAAATAAAATAGCAAGAGAACACGGATACTCAATTCTGCGTCTATCAAATAAAAATTTAAAATTTGATTTAATCTTTTGTAACATTAAAATAATTGAAAAACATACAAATATTTTAATGGAGACCCGCATTTATCAATCAAAAAAATTATCAGGCAAAGATATTCCCTGAATAACAGTAGTAACTTCTTTTAACTTTTTTTGAAGCTTTTTTCTATCACTATACCAACGTGTTAATAGACCTGGAATTATACCTTCTTGATCATACCTAAATATTGTGCCATTAGCTGATAGTATATAAGGTTTGTTACTATCGAATATAAGCTTCCATATTTCTGCCGCACTCATTTCTTCACTACGACCATCTTCATAGTCAAGTGTTAACATAGTGCCACGTTCTTGATTCATGATTGCGGTATATTCAAGTGTACCAAACAATCCTTCCCATAAAATACTACCAGTTACTTCTTCATCATCATTTTTGGCACGTTTCTTTTCGCTGGCTAGTTTTCTACCTTTTTCATGCATGTATTGTTCAGTAAGTGTTTGTCTAACTTGTCCGACAATTGTTTCGGGTGCCATGTTAAGAGAACGGATCGCCGAGGGGTATAGACTGTTGATATCGACTGCTCCGACGTATTCATGAATGCCCCTTTTGGGAGTAGCAACGTAGGCACCTGCCGCTTGTTGTTCATAAGAGTTACCTTCCTTTCGTTTTTTATCTGGAACTATAAATCCACGTTCATGTGCTTCGTTCATAACTGCCATTTCAATCATAGCAACTGAACCCATTACTGTTGGTAATAATACAGTATTCTCGTGCGCAAGAGCATTAGCAAGATCCAAAAACTTTAGTTTGTTATGAATCTTAACCATAAGCATAGTATCTTGCCTATTGTATTCAATGAATTTTTTGAAATCTTTATTGTATAGTTGATCCAATGAACCTTCATATTGTGTTTTACGCTCTCCAACCTCCATTTCTCCGATTGCATCTAAGCTATAGCTATGACGACTCTCATAGTTGTATTTTTTGTATAGTTGCAAATAGTCCATGTGAACACGACCTACCAAATCATATGTTGTTTCTTCTTTGCCAAAACGTTCATATGTTCTTGCTCTAGGAAGTTGACCCAATAAACAAAACTTTCGTGTATCGTCTTTGCTCATTACTCGTGTAACACGATTTACCATATATGGAATATCGTAGCCTTCTGAGTTCCAACCAGTTAGTACATCACTATCTTCAATTAGCTGAAAGAAAGTTTCAAACATTTCTTGTTCGCTACGAAACAATAAACAGTTTTCAAACTGATCGGCTATCTCAGTAGCCGTTTCATTAGTCATGTGTTTTGGGGGCATTACCAAAGTAACAAGTTGGTCTAACCAATCTAAGTATACACTTATGGCTGTTACGTTATTGAATGGGTCGCTTGTTGGACTAAATCCCTTTTCAGGATCAAAGTTAACCTCAATGTCAAAGAAGCATGTGTGCAGTTTGGGTGCTTCAACCTTCAGATAATTTTCTGAAAGGCAACGAAATACAACGTTGATATCACTTTCAAATAACTTTTTATTAGAATGTATTCTACGTTCTTTTTCAAACTCACTACGCTTGCGTGTACTAAATTTACTTATTGGGTCGCCATAGATACTGCGATATTTACCTTTTGGATCACTATAATAAAAGGTATAGTTACATGGATACTCTTTATAGTCGCGTTTACCATCCTTTGTCCGCTCTACGACAAATATTTTGTCTGCATCACGATCCTGTATGGCATCCACATAACTCATTGATACTTCCTTTCTAGTTCGATCAAATGTTTAAGTTCCTTCCACTCATTTTCTTGAGCAATGACTAGATCATCACGTTGTATAGCATGTGCCACAGCCAACCTCAATTCACGACCAGTGTATCCATACTTGTTATTTTGTTCTATTGCATGACGGTATTCTCTACTGTATAAACTCCAACGACTGTCAGCACCATTTTTTGAACAAAAACGATCCCAATCATCTTCGTCATCGTGTATAGCTTGTATGCCACTACTCATACTGTTTTACCTACAATTTCAAGTATTTGGTTTAGTTGTTCGTGTTCTTGATTTGTTTGTGTCAGACTGGCTTTGTGTGCTACTTTAATAGCCTTTTTTAATACGCTGGGTTTTACTTCCAATTCTTCTGCTACAGCCTTGATGGTATCGGTTAATCCACCCTGTAGTGTATCAATTTCGTGCAATACGCCCATTCCCTCGTTAATTAGTTGCTTTAACTTTATTTGTTGATCGCCACTAAAAGTTTTACTTGTTGACATAATTTCTCCTTGAGCAAGTAGTTATTATATAGTAGTGTAACAACATAGTCAAATATTTTACGTGAGAATTCACGTAAAAGGTAAATTAGCCCGATGGGCTATATATTTGAAATTTGTGGGGGGTAAGATTATTGAAAGATATTACGGTGTTTTTTTCCGTAAATCTTAATCCATTTTCCAGCTAGCATGTCCGCCATAGCTTCTATTGGGCTACCGGGATAACTAGCACCTGGCTTTATCATATTTAATTCACCTTGGCGAACATGAACCAATTCGTGCATAACTGTGCGTAATATATCCACTAAGTTACGGTTTTTGGCATAAACCCAAACTTCATTACTACCTTCAGTATGTACACCGGTATGATGCCCAGATTGCGCTTCTTCTGTGTCCATACTTAAAGTAATCTTTGGTTTAGTTTTTAGATGTAATATTTTGCTTGCCCAATCTACAAACTTTTCTACTTCAACTTCTAAGTCACGAGTTACATTGTCACTTTCGTCAAGTTTATTTTTAATCCAATTATCAGGTGTATCTTTATATTTCTTAACAAATAAATCATGTAATGCTTTACCAGAAATACTATGTTTTTTACTAACTTTACGCACTAGTCTATCTATGGTATCATAGTTATGTTTAGCTAAACTGGGCAAACGTTTTGCTAATTCTATTTCTGGAGACTCATACATACTTTC